ATACGGCCACCGCTGCCATCAAATCAGCTGTAAACGCCTATTTTGATGCCTTAAAACCCGGCGACACCCTAATTAAAAGCCAGTTGGAAACCTTAATCAGCGAGGTGTACGGCGTGCGTGACCGTGTCTTAACCACCCCTGTGGGCAATATCAAGCCTCAGGAGAGTGCCGAAGACATTTACTGGCTGCGCCCGGGCAGTATTAACGTGGAGTACACCACGTGAGCCATCAAACCTTACTCGCCGCCATGCGCCCGCCCGTCAGCTACGACACCGTAGGAGAAACGGCAGAAATCAAAGCCGAAGCGGGTGTGTTTGATATTGTGGCCGACCATGCGGAAGGAGTGAAAAATGCTCCGTTCCCTGATGCGGAAAACGATTACCTGTACCGCTGGGAAGAGCTGCTCGCCATCACCCCGCCCGCCGGAGCCAATACCCAACAACGTACTGATGCCGTGCTGGCCAAACTCAATGCCTTGGGCGGTTTGAGTATTGCCTACTTTACCGCCATCGCCGAATCGGCAGGCTACACCGTCACCATTTACGAAGAAGACCAATTCCGCGCAGGTGAAAGCTGTGCGGGTGATTGTTTGAATACCGAAGACGCCATCTGGCGTTGGTGCGTCGACATCGCCGACGGCAAAGCCACCGCCTATATTTTCCGAGCCGGTCAAAGCCGTGCAGGCGACCGCATCAGTGTGTACACCGACCCGATTATCGAAACGATGTTTGAAGAATTAAAACCGGCATGGACGTATTGCCGCTTTGAATATGAAGAAGAGGTATAAAAATGGACTTAATCCAAACCCCGAGTAAGCAATTTATCGACGGCGACCGCCGCACGCCCGGGACTCCCGTACCCGCATGGTGGCTGAACCAGTTACAAGGCGAGTTGTACAGCATTTTAAACGCGGTTGGCATTGAGCCTAACAAAGCCGACCATGCCCAAGTCTTATCGGCCATTAAAACGCTGGCCGCCGATGCTTCGCAGGTTGCCAGTATTGATGCTCTGCGTAAATACAGCGGCACAGGCTATGTGAACGTCAACGCCTATCACGCCAATACAACAGTGGGCGGCGGCGTATTTGTGGCGGATAAAGCCGATAAATCTACCGCTGATAACGGCTGTACCGTTATTGTTTCTACCGACGGCACGCGCTGGAAGCGTGTGTTTTCAGGGGTGCTTAACCTGCATGATTTTGGCTATGTGGCCAGCAAAAACAATGCACTCGCAACTTTAAATGCCGCTGAAACTGCCGCGCTTGGCATTGTTGTCGACTGCTTGGGTTTATCTATTGATACGGGTAGCAACTACCCGCAAAAAAACAAATACACAAACGGCAAGTTTGTGATTAACGGCAAAACTGTCGATGTGCAATATCAAGCCATCCGCAACGGCATCGGGCGGTTTATTGCGGGCAGCGGCGCAGCGGCAAGCCTCAAGTCGGGAGAGTGGACCGGCGCGGGCGTAGTGGTCATCGGCGAGGGTGCGATGGGAAAAACTGAAAAATGCGTTTCGGCAATCGCCATCGGTGACCGCGCTCAGGGCTTTTCCCGTATCAGCCGAGACAATATCGCTATCGGCGCGGACAGTTTGATTAACGTGCAAGCAGACACCGAATGGTATGAACAATCCCGCATGTCTGGCACACGAAACATCGGTATCGGCGGCAATGCAGGACGCGGCATTACCAGCGGTTACGCTAATGTGTCAATCGGGCGCAATGCCGGGCAGGGATTAGGTACAGGCTATTCAAATGTTGCCTTAGGTTCGGCCGCGTTGGCAGGTACTGCGCCGATTGGCTTAACGGGCGACATCGAAGTTTTTTGGTCGTCGCCAACTTCTCGAACTGTTGCCATTGGCGAGTCGGCGCTACAGATGTACCAAGGCCGAGATGCACAAACCGCGGTCGGCGGTGGTGCGGCAAAAAATGCCAAAACTGCGGAAAAAGTAACCGTACTCGGCGCGGCGGCCTTAGAAAACCTAGAGCGCACCCGTGCGCCGAATGGCGGTGATGTACTCTGGAACGGAACGGAAAGCGGCAGTTATATTCAGAACGGCCATAATATTACGTTGAACTTTGGCAATATTCGAGGCGCTCAAGTCGGTTACTGGGTAGGCATCCGTCTGACTTCAGGCGATGCGGCCACCGTGCAGGGTGACGTGGTACCGGTAGAAGTAACAGCAGCGGCAGGCAACAGTCTCACCATCCGCAGCCCGAAAGAGCTTAACGCATCGGGTAACGCAGAACTTAAATATGTTTATTCGACATCATCGTCGGCCGCGAAAAACGAAGAATTGACAGTAATCGGTACCAATGCACTTAAGAATGCTGTAAGTGGCGCATATACGACTGTAGTTGGCGCTGATGCGATGTTATCCAGCGATAACCCGCAAAAGACAGTTGCCATTGGTGCATCGGCACTGCGGAATGGTACCCACCTGTCTAGCGTGGCCGTCGGCTACTGGTGCGGTCCTACAATCAGTAGTGAACAAAGCGTATTTATTGGCGATTCCGCGGGTTATCGGAATGTACAAGGTACTGTATTAAGCGGAAAAATCACAAACTCAATCGCAATCGGCTACGGTGCGCGCCTAAATGGCGACAATGAAATCCAAATCGGCTCCACGGGGCAAACCTTATACGCGCCGACAGCCGTGAACATCCGCTCAGACGGCCGCGACAAGGCTGACGTCAAGCCGCTGAAAAACGGCCTGCAATTTGTCATGAAATTAAAGCCGGTCACGGGCTATTACGACCGACGCGATGCTTATGTTGACGAATTATTTGCCGATTTGCCAGAGGAAGAACGCGCAGTCAAAGTCCGCGAATGGTGGAAGAACCCAACAAAAGACGGCCGCCATAAAGAAGACCGCTTGCAGCATTGGTTTATCGCCCAGGACATTGCCGCGCTGGAAGATGAATATGGCCGCCTGCCGATGGTAAATGAAAAGAACGATACATACACCATCGAATACGAAACGTTCATCCCAGTTTTGACTAAAGCGATTCAAGAAATGGCCGCAAGAATTGAAACATTAGAAACCGAAATCAAGGAATTGAAAAAATGACAAGATGTGTAATTGATTCAGACGGCCTGTTCGTAGAAGAGCAATATTTTGACGACGGCCGACAAAGTATCGAGGCCGAATTGCCCGAATATTCAGACGGAAAAGCCGCCCGATGGAATGGTTCGAAATGGGAAATTATCCCCGATTACCGCGGGCAGATTGTTTATAGCAACGGCTGCGAAATATTCTGGGACAAGGCGGGCGAATTGCCGGAAGGAGTGAGCCTTACCGGCGCGGAAAGCGTTGATTTGTCTGTACTCAAATCCGCCAAAATCAGCCGCTTAAACTCTGTGGCACAAGCCTTTATCAATACTGCCGCCGAAATCGACAAGGTGCCTGATTTCGAGGTACAGACATGGGCACTCCAAGCGGCAGAGGTGCGGGCGTGGGCGACGGATAAGACCGCGTCTACTCCCATATTAGACCAAATCGCCGCTAGTCGTGGCATTGATGCAGATAAGCTCAAAGAGGCCGCACTGCGAAAAACGCTCGCTTATGAAAAGCTGACCGCACATGTGGCAGGTCAACGACAAGCGCTGCAAAGCAAAATCGAAGCAGCGAAAACTCAGGCCGCGCTTGATAAGATTGCAGTCGTATTCACACTGCCGGAGGCCGTCTGAATGGTTCAAGTCTATTTGGCACTCTATAAAGGCAAAGCCGCAATCAACACCCCGCGCGATGTGGTTAAACGCATTGCCGACAGCGTTGTACGATTGGCAACATGCAGCCCGTACAGCCATTGTGAAATCGCTGTTAAGCACCCACGCGACGGCCTGTTTGATTGTTATTCGTCTAGCGCGAGAGACGGCGGGGTGCGCATTAAAACCATGCCGCTGTCTGCTGATAAATGGGACTTAATCCCGCTGCCGCAATCTGTTGCCATATCGGCCAGCCGCTTGTTCCACCGTACACACGGGGCAGGTTACGACTGGCTAGGTGCGATTGGCGTGGTACTCAAATCACCACACAGCAAAAGCCGCTGGTTTTGCAGCGAATGGTGCGCATATGTAATAGGCTACACTAACCCGTGCCGATACAGCCCGCAAGCCCTATATGCCGCGGTATCAACTAAAGATAGGCCGTCTGAGAAAATGGAGGAAACAAAGTAATTTAGAAAGTTTTAAATAAAGAGGAGCGGCGACGTGTCTGTGTTG